ACATGGAGGGTAGAGTTAAAAACTAGCCATTTACGTACGCAGCCTTAGCCAACAAAACTGTTTTATTTTTAATGTTTAAGGAGAACGAAAATGGCACATATATTTCCCGTAGTTAGTGGTGGTGCCTTTGACACCAGCCCTACGTATTCCGGCGGTTTTATTCCACAATTGTGGTCTAATAAGCTGAATGCAAAATTCTACGCGAACACCATGTTAGCTGATATTGCCAACACTAGTTGGGAAGGCGAAATCAAAAACCAAGGTGATTCGATTCGTATCCGTACTGCACCATCAATCACTATTAGTGATTATGCTGGAGCGGGTACAACTTTATCCAGTCAAGTTCCTGTACCTATTTATACTGACCTGCAAATTAACAAAGGTAAGTATTTTAGTGTTCAGGTAAATGACGTATTAGCTCATCAGGCTGATATTGATTTGATGGATATGTTTACTGATGATGCTGCAAAACAATTGAAGATTGCTATAGAGAACGAAGCTTTCTTCCAGTGGTTTTCCACTGAAGGTGCTGCAACAACTACTAATAAAGGCGCCGCTGCAGGTGCTGTTTCAGCAAGTTATAACTTAGGTACTGATTTAGTTCCTATCGATGAAGCAACAGCTGGCAACCTTTTGAAGTTAATCTTGCGTATGTCTGCTACTTTAGACGAGCAGAATGTTCCTGAAGAGGGACGTTGGTTGATTATATCACCAGCTGATCGTCATATATTGATGCAGACTGATATTGCTCAGGCGTACTTCACTGGTGACAACTCAAGTATTGTTCGTACTGGTAAGATTGGTATGTTAGATCGTTTCACTGTATATGTATCTAACTTGCTACCTCACGGTACTACTGCTAAAGCAACAGTTGCAGGTTTATCTGCAGTTGCTACTGGTGCAACTCTTACAAACGCGAAACCGCGTCGTATGTTAGTTGCCGGTACTAAAGCTGCTTGCGCATTTGCTTCGCAGATTTCCAAGACAGAACCTTTACGTAATCAAACAGACTTCGGCGATATTGTTCGCGGTCTAGCTGTTTACGGTCGTAAGACTATCAAGGATACTGCGCTGGTTACAGCATTAATTGGTAACCCATAAAGGGATACTAGTTAATTAAATAAGGAGGGAGGAAACTCTCTCCTTTACCTAACCATGCATGGAGTGAATTGTGGCAATAAAAGTTGTTGACGTTATTAAGCGTGTCGAAGATGTTACTCAAGATGCAAATGTCCGATGGCCACGCATAGAATTGCAGAATTGGCTTAATGAAGCTTATCTGCAAATTGCATTATTACGACCTGATGTTAGTTCTAAAACCGGCACCTTTACTTGTGTCGCTGGAACTCGTCAAGTCCTAACCACTGGTTTTTCCAGTGCTTTACGTCTACTTGATGTAGTACGTAATCTTGCGGCTTCTTCTAATAAGAAGGTAGTCCGTCTTATCGATAGAAGTGTCCTAGATGATCAAAGTGTCTCTTGGCATACTGAAACTGGTACAGTTAATATCCAGAACTATACCTTCGATGTTAGACAACCCAAAGAATTTTTTGTATACCCACCAGCTACTACTTCTGCTCAACTTGAAATAGTTTATGCTGATTTACCTGGGGAACATGACCTTAGTGAGGCATACTTACACCCTACTACGGGTAGTACAACTGAAATGATTAAAATAGAGGATACATATCTAAGTGCTATAATAGATTGGATACTTTATAGAGCTTTTTCTAAAGACGCTGAATTTGCAGCAAACGCTGCTAGAGCAGGCGCACATTATCAAACTTTTATGTCAGGTATAGGTAATAAAACTACAAGCGATGCTGCTACCGCACCTACGGAGGACGTGTAAATGGCTACTACTAAATGGGAAACTTTTTACCCTTATATACTACCTTATCTTCCCGGGTGTCCTGAAGTTGTTATTGAAACGCATTTGAAAGAATCTGCCGCTGAGTTCTGTGCTAAAAGTGAGGTATGGCGTTTTACTATCGATCCGGATTTTACAAACAATAATTCAGCTGATTATAAAATTGATGTCCCTTCAGGAACTCTTCTAGAAAGCATGTTATTCTTCTATGTAAATGGAAGTCCTTTAACGCATGTATCTGATAGGCATTTTAGCATTCCTATTAATCAAGATGGTTCTGCTGTTAAGGGGTCACCTATTTATGTATCTATTCTTGATGATGATCATGTTCGTTTATACCCAACTCCAGATGGTAAATATACATTTACTGGTGTAACGGTACTTAAGCCAAAATTGTCTGCTACTGGAGTAGAGACTTTCATTTATGATGCACATGGCCGCGCTATTGCATCAGGTGCAATTGCTAGACTTGCGGAAATTCCAAATAAAGAATGGAGTAATCCCGAATTATCATTGCAACACAAATTTGAGTTTAATCGCGGTATTACTAATGCTAAAGGGCGAGATACTAGAAGAATTAATCTTCGTGTCGCCTCAGTAGGCTTTGCTGACTAGGAGGACAGATGGCAACTATAGATACTTTTTACTATGTTCAAGGTGATACTGGCCCGCAACTACGTTTAACTTTTACGGACGAGGATACAGGCACTGCTACTGATTTAACAGGAGCTACTGTAAAGATGCATTTTAGAACTGCGGGCGAAACTACTGTTTTATATAGTAAAACTTTATATGTTAATCCCGGAACGCCTACATTAGGTATTGCTATTGTTAACTGGGCAACAGGTGAATTAGACTATGACGCAGGAACTTATCAAGGAGAGATTGAAGTGACTAAGGCATCAGGTCAGATTGAAACTATATATGACACCATAAAATTTAAAATTAGGGAAGATTTCGCATGAATTTAGCATCAGTTGTAGCAATTGCCGCACTTAAAGCTGCAGCTAAACAGCTGAAAATTAATGTTACTGCTGAACAATTGCCTATTTTAATGG